GAGAAGCAAGACGCTGCAAACGAGAACGTAGCGATGACTATTGGTCAGACTGCCTATGCGTACCCGGAACAGGATCACCTGGGGCACATTCAGGCGCACTTGGACTACGCCAAAGACCCGGTGTTTGGTGGGAGCCCTCTGATTGCTCCGAACTACATCCCAAAGGCGATGGAGCACATCAAGCAGCACTTGGCCTTGTGGTATTTGAACCGCATGAACGGCTATGTGCAGAAGTCTCTGGGTGAGAAGCCTGAAGAGTACGCACTGCTGGCTGATCCGAAGCCTATCGACAAGATCATTGGTGTTGCAGCGCAGCATGTGGTCATGGATACGGAGCAGACGCTTGCGGGCATCATGCCGGTGATCCAGCAGATGGTTCAGACGATGCAGCAGTTCAAGCCGAAGCCTGAATTGACGCCGGATGGACAGGTGTTGTTGCAGACCTCTATGGCTGAGACGGAGCGCCGTAAGGCCCGCGATCAGGCAGAGATGCAACTGAAGGGACAAGAGTTGGAGGTTGACATCCAGATGCAGATGAAGAAGCTGCAGGATGAGCAGGCTCTGGCTATGGAAGAACTCCAACTGAAGCTGGCCATCGCTCAAGGTGATCAGCAGATGAAGGAGCGCATCGAGACGGCCCGTTTGACGCGGGATGCGGCTAGGTTGAGACACGACCAAGACAAGACCGTCATGGACTTTTCAACAAAAGGAAACCAGTATGGCTACCAGTGAGCGGTATTCCGTTTACATAGTCACCAATACTGTTAACGGCAAACAGTATGTTGGCATGACGCGACATCTAAAAATGCGTTGGTATCGCCACAGAAAAGCCAAGTCAGCAGGATCTGCTATTCAAGAAGCTATTCGTCTATATGGAGTTGATAACTTCGTATTTACGCACTTGATGGATGTCTTTAACTTTGAGCATGCAAAAGAGCTTGAAAAGGAGTTCATTGCTGCAAAAGGGACAAAGTTTCCAAATGGGTACAACTTGACGGATGGGGGTCAAGGAATTAGCGGATTTGTTGTGTCTGAAGAGACAAAGAGGAAGATTGGTGAAGCGTCTGGCAAAAGACGTTATTCGGAGGAGGTGCGCCAGCGGATGAGTGAGGCGCAAAAAAAGGTGGTGAAGCCTAGGACCTCTGAGGAGACCAAGGCAAAATTGTCCGCCGCCACGAAACGGTATTGGGACGCAAAGAAAGCGGCCAATGCAATCTTGCAACAAGTTTCACAAGGAGTAGAGCATGAAGAGTGATCAAGAGCAGAAGAGCGTTCTTGTGCCCCAGCACAAGCGCATGGCGATGGGTGCCCCGGTTACCGGGCAATCCATGCAAGGCAACGACAAACCCAAGCAAGGAGCACTGACGCAAGCAGCCAAAAAGAAGTAAGTGGCAACGATATCGGACCTGATCGGCGGGATAAAGGCACGGCAATCTGAGATTGCTGGATCTCTTGCGGTTGGCAATGCTGCTAACTGGGAGTCTTATCAACGCATGGTCGGGCACTACTCGGGGCTCAAAGAAGCCCTGGACATATTAGAAAACTTGATGAAGGAAGACGATGAGTAATCAACCGGAAGCTGCTAACGCGGCTGAGATGGCTTGGGCATTTCCGAGCGTGGACCCCGGTGCAAAACCTCTAGGTGGGCGTATTCTTGTGCAGTTGCGCCGTACCAAAAAGAAGGCAACAAGTGCCGGGATTATCTTGGTGGAAGAAACCAAGGAAGCTGAGAAGCACCAGAACATGGTGGGCAAGGTCATTGCGATTGGCCCACTGGCATTCAAGCATCGAGACACTATGCAGTCTTGGCCCGAGGGGTCATGGTGCTCCCCAGGTGATTTCATCCGCGTGCCTAAATGGGGCGGAGATCGTTGGGAGGTCCGGGTGCCGGGTGACGATGACTTTGAAGACCCTGCGCTCTTCATGGTTCTCAATGACCACGAAGTGATCGCGCAGATCACTGGTGATCCCTTGGCAATGAAGGCATTTGTGTGAGGTACTCATGAGCACAGATAAAGACAAAGTAGAAGACATCCCCGTTACTGAAGAAAAAGATGGCTCAGTAACGGTAGAACTGCCTGATGAGCTTGTTCCTGAAGATTCTTCTGACGAGCCGATTCAAGCACAGGACGACGGGGATGCTGACCAGCCCGGTGATACCGATGCGGTGCGAGAAGCCCGCAGGAATCGCCGTAAGGCTAAGAAGGAATACATCAAGCGCACCAACGAAGAGAAAGACCAGCGATTGGTCTTGCTTCAGCGTGAGAACGAAGAGTTCCGCAAGCGTCTAGCCGATGTTGAGAAGAAGAGCCAACAGTTTGAGTTGTCTCGCCTTGACAAGGCGATTGAAGACGAAGAGTTGCGCCTGAAGTATTTCGACGCCAAGCGCCGTGAGGCCATCAACAACTCAAATGGCGATGCTTACACGCAGGCCAGCAACAGTTTTGAAGAGGCTCGACGCAAGTACGAGGCAATGAGGGCTCTGAAAGAGCGGGCTTCAAAAACTGAGTCGGAGCCTCAAGCTGACCCCAGAATGTTGCGGCATGCGAAGAGTTGGATGGAGTCCAATTCTTGGTACGACCCTAACGGTAGCGATGAAGACAGCGAGATTGCCAAGGTTATTGATGCCAAGCTCGCAAAAGAGGGCTACGACCCGTCTTCTGCAGATTATTGGGACGAACTTGACGCTCGCTTGCAGAAACGTCTGCCGCATCGTTATACTCAACCACAAGACGAACCCAGAAGGAGGCCTAGGAGTTTTGTAACTGGATCTGGACGCGAGTCAACTGGTGGCCGACAAGGCAACACTTTGGTGCTTGAGCCTGAACAGGTAAGAGCAATCAAGGAGGCTGGATTCTGGGATGACCCAGCAATGCGAGCCAAGATGATCAAGCGTTACGCCCAACAAGCACGAAACAACCAAGGTTAATCAAATGGATTCACGTCTGAAAAAGTCTCTGTCTGCCGGTGGCCGCGAAACTCGCGCTAGTGAGGACGTATCCCGTCGAGCCCCAGAGGAAAAGTTCATGTCAGCGCAGGAACGTCGGAAGATGTGGAGCGATGAGTGGACACAAAGTGCGCTGCCAAAGGTTCCGGAAGTTCCCGGATGGCACCTTTGCTGGCTCTCAACCACTAATGCTTACGACAGCATTGATAAGCGGATGCGACTTGGATACGTTCCTGTGAAAGCAGATGAGTTCCAAGATTTCGAGAACTACCGCGTCAAGGCTGGCGAGGACGTTGGTTTTATCGCATGCAACGAGATGCGCCTGTACAAGATCCCTATGGATGTGTATCAGGACATCATGCTGCAAATGCACCATGAGATGCCCAACGAGGAGGCGGATAAGATCCGTGTCCAAGTTGAGAACCTTCAGGGTGCGCGAGACAGTTCAGGCAAGAGCCTGGGCAAGGTTGAAGGCGAAGGCTTTGGCGATTTCGACCGAAACGTGCAAACCCCAATCTTTCATGGGTGAGCACAAAGGAGTAAATTATGTCTGCGACTAATGCTCCGTTCGGCCTGCGTCCTGCGTTCCATCCCTCTGGTCTGGATCGCGCTCAGGCGCTGGCTAACGGTATTCAAGCTGTCTCTACGAGCGGCAACGTCTCTGCTGGCTATGCCACGACTATCTTGAAGGGTCAGCCCGTCAAGATGGACACTGGCGGTTATATCGTGGTTGCCGCTGCTGGCGATGCGTTCCTTGGCCCCTTTGCGGGTGTTGAGTGGACTGACTCGACCGGACGTCGGCGTGTGTCTAACTACTGGCCTGCGAACGAGTCGTTCCAAGTCGGCTCTGTCGTTGCCTATTTCTACAGCGATCAAAACATCGTGTATGAAATCCAGGCTGATGGATCTCTTGCGCAAACCTCGCTGGGTGCGGAAGCTGATCTGAGCAACACGACTGCTGGTTCTACGACCACTGGCCTGTCTGCTGCAACGCTGTCAACCACGTTGGTGGCTTCGCCCAGCACTGCGCAAATGCGAATCATCGACATCGCCCCGTACCCCGACAATGCTTGGGGAGACACCTACGTAATCGTCCGTGCAACCATCGCCGAATATCAATTCGCTGGTGTTGCTGGTACGGCTGTTTAATAAGGAGGGCAGATCATGGCAGCCCCGATGCGCAGTACCGACTTTCGTTCAATCGTTGAGCCTATCCTCAACGAATGCTTCGATGGCGTGTATGACCAACGTACCGATGAGTGGTCGCGTGTTTTCCGCGAGCAACAAGGTATTCCCCGTAACTACCACGAAGAGCCGGTTCTGTACGGCTTTGGCGCGGCTCCGCAGTTGCCTGACGGCACTCCGGTTTCGTACCAGCAGGGTGGTGTTCTGTTCCTGAAGCGCTATGTCTACAACGTGTACGGTCTGGCCTTCGCGCTGACCAAGGTGCTCGTTGAGGACGGCGATCATATCCGTATTGGTCAGGTGTACGCCCGTCACCTTGCCCAGTCGCTGATCGAGACGAAGGAAACGCTGTCGGCCAACGTGCTGAACCGCGCTTTCAATAGCTCGTATCCTGGCGGCGACGGTGTGCAGTTGAACAGCGCTTCTCACCCCATCGTGAGCGGCACGTTCTCCAACCTGCTGACGACTGCAGCTAACCTGTCCCAGACCTCTCTGGAACAGATGCTGATCCAGATCCGTCAGGCTGTGGACAACAACGGCAAGAAGATCCGTCTGGTTCCCCGCCAACTGGTGGTGGCTCCTGGCAACGTCTTCCAAGCTGAAGTGCTGCTGAAGAGCGTGTTGCGTGCTGGCAACGCGAACAACGACATCAACCCCATCAAGTCTATTGGCTTGCTGGACGAGGGTGCCGCTGTTCTGTCGCGTCTGAC